TCTGCTGGTACACTACTAAACGGATAACAACATGGCAGTAGTTTCATCTCGCGCTGACCTGATCACTTTTGCCTTCGCCGACTGGGTGAACCAGTTATTGAAGTCAATGTCGACGAAGATCAAATCCAAGATAAGATCGATGATGCCATTCAGTTGTATCAGGAGTTTCATCACGACGCAACTATGCGCGTGTATTACGAACATCAGTTAACTGCTGATGACATTACAAACAAATATATTACTCTACCTACCAATATATTGTATGTAACTAAAATGTTTCCTGTTAGTTCTTCGGTCATTAACAGTTCTAATTTCTTTTCATTCAACTACCAATTTGCCATGAGCGACTTTCATCAACTTTCTGATGTTGGTTATGGTGGTCTGGCATACTATGATCAAGTTCGCCAGTATATGGAGTTGATTGATATGAAAGTCAATGGTCTCCCGTTAATTACTTTTGCACGTCGGCAAAATCGTTTATATATGCACAGCGATATAGAGGATGGCACATTGAGTGCTGGAAAATATATTGCACTTGAGGTTTATCAAACCGTTGATCCAACAGCGCATACCAGTGTTTTCAATGATATGTTTATTAAGGACTACACCACTGCCCTAATTAAAGAGCAGTGGGGGCAAAATATGTCAAAGTTTGAAGGTATGCAACTTCCTGGCGGCGTCACTATTAGTGGCGCACGCTATATCGAAGAGGGCAGAGAAGAACAAGAAAAGATTCGAGAAAGAATGCGTCTCGAACAGGAAGTGCCACCCGACTTCTTTGTGGGGTGACGCATGGCACTCTCTCAACATTTTCGACACAACGTAAGATCTGAACAAAGTCTCTACGAAAATTTAATCGTTGAATCTCTTAAGTTCTATGGGCAGAATGTTTATTACCTGCCACGAGAAGTTGTGTCTAGAGATATGGTTTTCAACGATGAGACTTTATCGGAGTTTAAGTATGCATACCAAGTAGAAGTCTATGTTGAAAACGTAGAGGGGTATGATGGTGACGGGGATCTCTTCCAGAAGTTTGGTGTAGAGATTCGAGATGCCGCCACTATTGTCATGGCACGTCGTAGATTCAATCAAGAGATTCGACAATACCAAGAAAGACCAGGAGAAAAATATTATCGTCCAAGGGAAGGTGATTTAATTCACATCCCTTTGTCTAATTCTACTTTCGAGATCATGAAGGTAGAGGACGAGAATCCTTTCTATCAGTTAGGGCAACTTCCTGTATTCAGAATGCGACTCGAATTGTTCGAGTACAGCACAGAAAGATTCAGTACTGGTACCAATGTTGGTGTTACCCAGATTGAAGAGTTTGCTGCATATCAGTGGCAACTTACTATGGATTCTGCTTCTAACGGATTCACTAGAGGCGAAAGAGTTACTCAGGCATTTGACGATTACGATGTTACTGGTGAAGTGGTTGGATGGAGTGCAGACGATAAGACGCTCTACCTTGGTAATGTAGGCAATACTTCAGGCGAATATAAAACTTTTACAACTACTCGCCAACTCTTCCATGGAGATAGTGTTAACGTAGCATCTTCTATAGCAACTCCAACAGTAATAAGAGAACTTCAACAGATTCAATCTAATGCTGCTGGTGGAGATATAAATCCAACTGGGCAAACTGATGGATGGACTTCAAATGTTACGGACTTTGATGTATCTGTACTTGAGTTTGTAGACTTCAGTGAAGACAATCCATTTGGAGATTTTAGTTAATGTTCGGCACTCATTTTTATCACGAACGGGTTAGGAAGTGCGTTGCAGTATTTGGTGCAATGTTTAACAACCTATACATTATTCGCCGTGATGGTAACAATGTTTATGCCCAGCAAAAAGTTCCTCTGGCATATGCTCCTGCTCGCAAGTTCTTAGAAAGAATAAACGAGATGAATAACGGTGAGGATAACGAAAGACAGTTAGCAATCAAACTGCCTCGTATGTCTTTTGAAGTATTGTCGATAGCATACGACCCTCAACGTCAACTACCAAAAACAAATTACTTTACTAAACAGCATATTGATGACAATACTTCTGGCGCAAAATTCTACACTGGTACGCCATACATCATTACGTTTGAGTTGAATGTTTATGCTAAACAACACAATGATGCACTACAAGTTGTAGAACAAATTCTTCCTTACTTTGCTCCGCAGTATACAGTAAACTTTAAACCGATAGAAGATTATCCAGATATTAAAGAAGATGTTCCTGTAATTTTACAGTCGGTCGCCTTTACTGATAACTTTGAAGGTGCGATGGAAGATCGTAGAACTATTATCTACACTCTCACCTTTGACATGAAAATTAATTTCTATGGTCCAAAACCATCGACTGGTCCTCTCATCACTCGCGTCGATGCAGACCTGTTCAATATGGACGTCAACTCACTGGATTCGGATAGATATCTTGAGACCGTTAGAACTGAAACATCAGCAAGACCTGTTTCGCCTGACTCTGATTATACTATACAAAAAGATGTACTAGATAGTGATAGTCCAGTAAGTTTGCCGCATGAATATGAGTGATAAAGATAATGATTATGAATACGCCAGAGAGACTTTATACGATCTGATCGGTAAAGGTCGCGACGGTGTAGAAGAGATGATCGAGGTCGCAAAGCAAAGCGAACACCCAAGAGCATACGAAGTTCTTGCCAAACTTATAAAAGATACCTCTGACGTTTCTCATCAACTTATGAATCTCCATAAACAAAAGAAGGAGATAGAAAAAGAAGATGTCAAGGCACTACCTAAACAAGAAACGACGAATGTTTTTATCGGTTCGACTACCGATCTTCAGCGTGCGCTCAAACAAGTGAACGAAAAGGATATAACTCCTCAACATGATGCCCTCCCAGATTCAGGACACGACCAAGTTTAAACACGATACTCACTATCTTGGTAATCCTCACGTCAAGAAAGATGGCGTACAGGAGGATTGGACTCAAGAGAAAGTCGCTGAGTATGCTAAATGCATGGCAGACCCCACGCACTTTGCTAAAACTCACCTAAAAATTATCAACCTAAACGATGGTCTCGTGCCGTTTGAGTTGTATCCTTACCAAGAGGAAATGTTTACTCACTTCAACAGCAACCGTTTTACGGTTGTGCTCGCTTGCCGTCAGTCAGGCAAGTCTATATCTTCTGTGGCATACCTGCTTTGGTATGCTATATTTCATCCAGAGAAAACTGTAGCAGTGCTCGCTAACAAGGGTGCGACTGCTCGAGAGATGTTATCGCGTGTAACTCTTATGCTTGAGAATCTACCATTCTACTTGCAACCAGGATGCAAGGTACTGAACAAAGGTAGCATAGAGTTTAGTAACAACTCAAAGATATTCGCCGCTGCTACTTCAGGATCATCCATTCGTGGTCAATCTGTAAACTTGCTGTTCCTTGACGAGTTTGCGTTTGTTGAAAGGGCAGCAGAATTTTATACCTCAACCTATCCCGTAGTTTCGTCAGGTAAAGATACAAAGGTGATCATAACTTCTACCGCTAACGGTATCGGCAATCCTTTTCATAAGATATGGGAAGGTGCTGTACAGGGTGTGAATGAATACAAACCGTTCCGTGTAGACTGGTGGGACGTTCCTGGTCGTGATGAAGCATGGAAAGAAGAAACGATCAGCAACACTTCAAAGATACAGTTTGATCAGGAGTTTGGTAATACCTTCTTCGGCACGGGTGATACATTGATCAATGCTGAAACTTTGTTAAACCTGAAGGCAAGTAGACCCAAGAGGATTCTTGAGGGTGGCGATCTACTTGTTTACGATGAACCTCGCAAGGGGTCACAATACGTCATGTGTGTTGACGTAAGTAAAGGGAGAGGACAGGATTATAGTACGTTTAACGTCATCGACATTAGCAGTAGACCTTTCAAACAGGTAGCAGTGTATCGCAACAATCTTATTTCTCCACTACTCTTCCCAGATATTATTTATAAATGGGCGACTTCTTACAATCAAGCATATGTCGTTATCGAATCTAATGACGCAGGTCAACTGGTTTGTTCGGGGTTATACCACGAACGAGAATATGAAAACGTGCACATGTCCTCTACAGTAAAATCTAGTGGTATCGGCGTAGAGATGACTCGCCGAACTAAACGTCTTGGTTGTTCGGGGTTTAAAGATTTGCTAGAAGAACGTAAACTAGAAGTCGTTGATGAAAATACGATATTAGAAATTAGTACGTTTGAAGCAAAAGGTAATTCTTATGAAGCGAAAGATGGTAACCACGATGACTTGGTAATGAACTTGGTGATGCTTGGTTTCTTGGTACAAACCACTTTCTTTGCTGAAATGACAGACATTAATATCAAGAAGATGATGTTTGAACAACGTATGCAAGAGATTGAAGAGGATGTGCCTCCGTTTGGATTTAAACAAGAAGCGGAACCTGTTATAACATACGAACAAAAATTAGACCCTTGGTCTACAATAGAACTAGAGGATTATACCTAAATATCCCTTCTTATAAATAAATGCATTGAGCACTTATGTGCCGACCTTATAATGCATAACACTTATAATTTCTTTTTGCAAAGAGGAAACTAAAATGGCACTAACAGCTCCAAGTTTGTCTCCTGCTATTGTAGTTCGCGAATTCGACTTGACCCCTGTGGTCCCAAATGTCGATACTTCGCTTGCTGGATATGTAGGAGGATTCCGTTGGGGTCCTGTAGAAGTACCAACTATTATCTCCAACGAGAATGAACTCGCTGAAGAATTTGGTACGCCAGATGCACAGCACTCAGTAGATTACTTCTCCTGTGCTCAGTATCTGCGCTACTCAGGCAACCTCCAAGTATGTCGCTCTATCCCATCACCAGGAAATGGTGTCGATAGTGCGCTTAATGCATCTATGTCAGGCGCAAAAACCCTGATTAAAAACGAAGATCACTGGGAACGGCAAACTCTTTCTCAGACATTCTACGCCAAATATCCTGGCGAACTCGGCAACTCATTGGCAGTATCTGTATTTGGTGTTCTGTCTGGTGATTCAGACAACAGCAACTCTGCTACTACTACTCTATTCAACAACTGGACATACGAAGGTAAGTTTGACGATGTCCCAGGAACATCTGAGTGGGCGCAAGAGTATCCAGGAACTGTTAAGAACGATGAGATCCATGTCGCGGTAATCGACCAAGACGGTTTCATCACTGGTACTGCTGGTGAAGTCCTTGAGACTTTCCCGTATGTATCTGTAGCAGAAGGTGCTAAGACTGTTGACGGTGGCGACAACTATGTCAAGACTGTAATCAACCAAGGTTCTAAGTACGTCTGGTTTGGCGAGTGGGATTCTGCGACAAGTATTGCTGGTCCTAACTGGGGATCCGCTCCAACTTCTGGCGGTTCCATCAACTATGCTGACCAAGTATTATCATTCTCTAATGACTCTGCAACTAAGAGTTTGAGTGGTGGTGCTGATGGTCAAACGCTCGATGAGGGCGATATTGCTACTGGTTTTGATGAGTTTGAAGACGTTGAGCAAATCGACGTGTCCATCCTTATCGCACCAGGAATGGCAACCAAAACGAAACAAGTAACTGTAGTAAACGATCTCGCTGGCATCGCTGGCGTAACTCGTAAAGACTGCGTTGTTGTAACTTCACCAGACCGAGCAGCGGTTGTTAACAACATCGATCCAGTAAATGATACCTTGGAGACTACTAATGACTTCACGGCATCTTCTTACCTGATCGTAGATAACAACTACTTGCGTGTCTATGACAAGTACAACGACAACTACATCTACATCCCTGCTGCTTCCACCACTGCTGGTTTGCTTGCTGCCACGGACGCCAACTATGGTCCATGGTGGTCACCTGCTGGTGAGCGTCGCGGTGAATATGTTGGTGTAACCAACCTTGCTTACTCCCCTTCTAAAGCGGAGCGAGATGAACTGTACAAGAAGGGTGTAAACCCAATCGTTCAGTTCCCAGGACGAGGCATCTTGCTGTTTGGTGATAAGACCAAACTTGCTCGACCATCCGCATTTGATCGTATCAATGTTCGAAGGTTATTCCTTGCTCTTGAGAAAGCGGTCTCTGTCGCTTCACGAAACTTCCTGTTCGAATTCAACGACGAGTTTACTCGTGCTGAATTTGTTGCTATCGTCAACCCACTCTTACGAGAGATCAAGGCGCGACGTGGTATTCAGGACTTCTTCGTACAGTGTGACGAGAGAAACAACACCCCTGAAGTTATCGACCGCAATGAATTCATTGCGACTCTCTTCATCAAACCAGCACGTAGCATCAACTTCATTACGTTGAACTTTGTCGCTACTCGTACTGGTGCGAACTTTGAAGAGATCGTTAGCTCTGGCATTCAATTCTAACCCGAAACTACAATAAGGAGATTCTAAAATGGCAGTTCTTAATGTAGACGATTTTCGTGGTAAGTTCGCCAAAGGTGGTGCTCGTGCTAATATGTTCGAGGTCAAGGTCAACTTCCCAGGATATGCTGGTGGAGACAATGAACTTGCTTCCTTTATGGTTCGTTCCGCACAGTTGCCAGCGAGCACTGTCGGTCTGGTAGAAGTACCATTCCGAGGACGTATCATCAAGTTAGCAGGTGACCGATCTTTCGAACCATGGACGATCACTGTTTATAACGACGTAGACCACGAACTCCGTGGTGCATTCGAGCGTTGGTCTAGTGGTATGAACACCCACGAAGGCAACGAAGGTCAACAAGCGAATGACACTTCATCTTATGTTGCAGAAATGGAAGTAACCCAGTTGGATCAATTGGGCAACCCAAGTTCTCAAGGAAAGTACACTTTGGTGAATGCTTTCCCAACGAACGTTTCTGCTGTCGATCTTGACTTTGCTCAGGTCGGTGAGATTGAAACATTCACTGTTACTCTCGAGTACGACTACTGGACTAATGCCGCGATCCTAGGATAATTAATCGCGACTAAGTAAAGTAAAGCAGGGGGAGTTCGCTCCCCCTTTTACCCCACAACTGAGATTTCAAATATGGCAGAAGGCGACGGAATTAAATTATTTGGTTTTGAGATCAAGCGAGCAAAGAAAGATCAGGACGCTGTAACACCAGCTCCTGCTGCTTCAGTTGTGCCGCCAACTGACGATGATGGTGCAGGTTATGTAACTGCTCCTTCATATGCATACGGCACTCACATGAATATCTATGCCGATCTTCAAGTAAAAGATCAGGCAGACCTAATTCGCAAATATCGTCAAGCAGCAACTCACCCTGAAGTTGATATGGCGGTAGAAGAAATCGTTAACGAAGCAATCGTAATACCTGATGATGAAAACGTAGTAGAAGTCAACCTTGATCGGGTTGAGGTTTCCGCAGGTATTAAGAAAAAGATTTCAGAAGAATTTCAAAATGTCTTGAACATGCTCACGTTTAATGAGCGTGCTCATGATATTTTCCGTAGTTGGTACATTGACGGTAGACTGTACCATCACTTGATTGTTGACAACGCAAACCTAAAGTTGGGCATCAAAGAGATTAGATACATCGACTCTATGAAGATGCGTAAGGTGCGTAACGTCAAGAAGAAAGAAGATAAATCAACAGGTGTAAAAGTTGTAAACAAGGTTGAAGAGTTTTATTTGTTTTCTGATAAAAACTTTGAGACTAAGAAAGGTGTTCCTGCTGGCGTAGACCCAACAGCGAACCAAGCAGTCAAACTCAGCGTTGACTCAGTAAGTTATGTAACATCAGGTGTACTGGACGACACGAAGGCGAAGGTAGTTTCTCATCTTCACAAAGCACTGAGACCTATCAATCAGTTGCGTATGATGGAAGACTCCTTGATAATCTATCGACTGGCGCGTGCACCTGAGAGAAGAATCTTTTATGTTGACACAGGTAACTTGCCAAAAGGTAAAGCAGAAGAATATGTCAACTCATTGATGACTCGTTATAGAAATAAACTTGTATACGATCAGGCGACTGGAGAACTAAAGGATTCGAGAAAGCATATGTCTATGCTTGACGATTT